GACGTCGCTTCGTTGCGGAAAGGTCGGGAATGGCCGCGCGTCCCAGTTCCACACCGACATGAAGGCCGGCTCGATCATCTTGACGCCGGCCGACGACGCCTCATTGTTGTTCACGACCCAATAGTCGTAGATCGCCTGCAGCGCGAGAAGCTGGATCTCATCGTCGCGGCGCGGCTGATAGGAGCCGCCGGCGACGGGATCCCAGATCGACCAATAGGGCGTGAAACTTTGCGTCGATTTCGGATCGTAGAATACATTCGGTTGATTGGTGCCGCGATCGCAGGCCGGCACGCCATATTCGACAAAGGTGATCGATTTCGATTGCGGCACCCATTCGGTCGTGGGCCCGTGCGGCGACCAGCCGGTGCCGTCGCCATTGTCGTAGATCGCCTGATGCGGATTGTTCCACCACCAGCGCAAGTGCTTGTTCGCGAGAAGCTGCTGGTTTGGAAAATTCGGCGGTCGCGATCCCATAGACGAGACGCTGGCGCGCATCGACCTTGGTGATCGGAATGAAGAGTTGGAGCTCGTCCATGAAGTCTCCTGTAGCTTGATTTTTTCAGGCAACAAAAAACCGCCGGCGGAGCGCGCGGCGGCTGGGTGTATGGAATGGAATGCCGGGCTTACGTCAGCGGGCCGTCATCGCGCGGCTCTTCGCAGGAGAGACTGTCGATCTCGCCGTCGGGCGAAGCGGTCGATAACCGCAGGTCAGGCCGTCGATCTCAAAGCGGACGCCAACCCCTTGGCTCAGCTTCGACGGGATGAGGCGCTGATCGGCGCCGAAGATTTTGTCTTTGATCTCCCGATACGGCAGGCCTGAATTCTCGAAGAAGAGCCAGATTTCTTTGCGCGGGATGACGCCGCACACGATTCCGGTCAGGGCAAGTCCGGCGCCGTTCAACCCCCCATCCTTGACAACCATCGCGGATTTAGGCCTGCCAATTCTGGCGTTCGAAAGATCGAGATCGAGCGCGCCCGCGAGCGCCGCCGCATTGGGATAATCCGCGCTGCGGAGAACTTGTGTCATTGCTGAGAAAAGGCGGCGTATGTCGATCATGGGTGTCTGCACGAAGGTTCTGGCGATACGGGCTAGTTGGAATCACTGAACCCGCGCCTTTGCAAACCAACAGATCGACTCGGGAAGTGTCGGATCGCCACGCGCGGGATCCCATTCTCGATCGATCCGCGCGATGATCGCTTGAGGGTCGCGTTCGTCCCAAAAATAGATCTTTGAATTGTCGTAATCGAAGTCCCCAGCAAGGAGCCCGTGATCCAGGAGAATACGTACGACTTCGAGCGTGCGGGCCTTTACCTCTTGATTATCCGACAAGGCAAAATCTCGCCTTACGGTCGGAGCTATGGCCCATAATCCGACGTAATCTTCCTCTGCCTCATTGAGGAAGGAAGTTGCAAGCTTATCGATTTTTTCCATATTTATCTCATCTATAATGAATTCGAATTGAGCCAAATGTGGCCGGAAGGTTGATGTCCACCGTTGGAATTCCCTGGTCGTTGCTTCGTAATCCAACCCATCCAACATTGCCAGGGAGAGTGACCATTTTGCCGGAACTGGAATAGCTACCCGCGTAAGGTTTTCCGCCGACGCTCAGATAGTCGAAGGCAGCCTGAGCCGCTTGTGCACCGTCAGGCAGATTTCTTACGTTGGCATCGCTACCGCTGCCTTGTTCGCCGATCAAATTGCCGCCTGGCATTATGAAATCTGTGGCTCTTCGCGTCGCGACGTTAGCGATTTCCGTATTGATGTCGGCGATGTTCTGATCGCTTGGCACCCAATCTTGCGGGACAATATAGGACAAATTGGGATTCTTGGGGTCGAGCGCACGCAGCGTCTGGATGGCGTTGCCCCATTGTTGCTGCCGCGCTTCGGCAGAGGGATCGTTCTGCTCTTCGGCTCGATCGCGATCGTCCTCTTCTCCTGTTTGCGCCGTACGAACCGGAGGCCACTTATCGCGCGAGGCGACTTGCACGCTGCCCGCACGCCCCTCTCCCGAAGCGGCCCCATCCGCCGACGTGAACAGCCCCTGCTCGTCGTGATAGGGATTGCCCTTACGGAAGCGAGTAACATTTGTACCCGCCTTCCCCGGCGCCTCCTGCCCTAACGGCACATAACCCGCGCCCGTCAGCACCATCGCCTTGTTCGCCGCGGCGTCCGCCAGCGGCTCCGGCCAAGCGCAACGCGCGCCTCATTGATCGTCAAAATTCCCTTCGTCGCATAGCTCGTCAAAATCGATTCTTGCGTCTGCGGATCGATCGAAGAATCCGTCGCAAAAGCGAATTCGAGATCGGGGCTGTCGAATTCGTCGGCGATGATGTCATCGATGAGCGCCTTCACCCAAGCGAGGATCGGCGCAAGGCCCTCTTCCTCCGACATTTCCTTTTGCGTCTCTGCCGTGGCACGGTTCATCTGCTGCGTCAGCGCCTGGGGCGACACGGAAAATGCAAAGCAGATGAGCCGCGCCAGCCATTCGTCGAATGGGCCTTTCAGCTCCGGCTCGCGCGTCTGCACGAAAGTCTTGGCGACACCGCCGGGCACGAATTTCGCCCGCCGCCGGCGTGCGAGATCGCCGTCGAAATAAGCGTCCCAGTATTTCTGATAGGACGCGATCTGGTCCGGCGTCCAAGTCTCCGGCACGCCGATGAGACTGTCGGGAATGTTCCCCTGCGTGAAATAATCGAGCAGATAGGCCTGACGGCGGAGCGCAATGTTGACGGTCGTGACGATCTGCTCGACGGGGCCAAAGCCATAGGCGCGATCGACGCGGATGTTGCGTGGGCGATAGAGAAGATCGCGGACCGAATAATCGACCGCGGGATAGCCTTTCAGGATTTGCTGATAGGCCGTGGGATAAATGGTCTCGCCGTTCTCGACATAGGGCAGCGGCGTGCGGCCCCAATCGTCGATGACGGGCTTGATCGTCGCGCCGTCGATCGGCAGCAGGCCCAAGAGGCGCCCGGCGCGATCGCGGTTCATATAAAGTGTCGGCGCATCGATGACGAAGAGATCTTCGAGGATCATGCGCAGCCAGTCGGCAAAGCCGTGCCGGCCGTCGGGCTTTGAGAAAAACTTGCGCACGGCGGCAAGGCGCGGATCGACGCTCGCCTTTTTGTCGCGAGCGGAAATCGCCCAGGACAAACGCGCGACCTGATCCTTGCGCGTCTCGATGACGAGACGCAGAAGATCGTAACCGCCGGCGAGGCCGCGCAGCGTCGCAAAACTGATCGGCGCGTAGCCGCGCGGAAACGTCGAGAGATTATAGCCGGAGAGATAATCCCACTGGCGGCCGGCGACTTCAGGCGGCGCGAGCGGCGTGATCGGCTCGAGCGGACCGAACCAATCGGGCCCGAGCCCGGCCGCGCCCGGCTTGCCGTAATTCACCGTCAAGTCATAGGGACTCAAGGGCCAGCTCGGCTGCCCCGCTCCACGCTCCGCCATGAGATGTTCCTTGGAGAATTTTTGGGAAATGAAGGCGCGCTGTCACGCGGAACCACACTGTCCGCCGCCCGTTGACCAGAACAAGAAACGTGTTGGGAGACCGATCATGACCTTAGCGTTCTACGACACGACACGGACAGGTGAAGCTGCCCAGACCAAGCAAGCTTCGCGGGTATTGTCGCCCGACATGGCCGAGCACATCCGGACCTATCGCCAATTCGTCTTCTTCGCGCAAATAGCCGCCATCGCCGTGCCTTTCTTCGTCGCCTTCCTGCTCTATTGGACGACGTGAGACACACGGAAGCTCAGACTATCTCCCGGCTTGCGACTCGCGGCGATAAAATTCGATGATGCCGGAGCCGTCGCCGAGATCGAATAGATAGGTCAGCGCCCAGATCGCCGCATCGGCGTGATCTGGGCTGCCGCTACCGCCATAGCCTGCTGCTGTGAAGGCGCAGAGCTGGTCTTCGAGCTTGGCAAAACGGCCTGCGTGATGCACTTGGCGTTGCGCATAACGCACCGAGATCGGCTCGGCGCGCACCGCCTTGCCGCGGCTCGCGGTGACAAGGCGGACAGGCACATTGGGGTCTGCCGCATGAATTATCGCGCGTACCATCTCGCCGCCGAAATTTGATTCGGCGACGACGCAATCGGCGCGATACTCATGAAAGGCCGTCACCGCACGCCGGCCCCAAATGGCTGGCGCCTCGCGGCAGGAGAGATCGGCGAGAATATAGCAGTCGCCGTCCGCGCCGCGACGACAAGGCCGATCTCGTCGGCTGAAAGATCGTCGCGTCCCGCCGCGCCAGACGGATCGAGCGCCACGACGACGGAGGCGCGATTGTCTTCCGGAATGTCCGGAGCCTCGCAGCGGCAGGATTCGATCAGCTCATAGCTCCATAGCGCGCCTTCAAGTTCGTCAACATAGACGCCTTCGAAGAAGCGCCGGCGCTGGCGCTCCGGCAGATGCGCGAGGCTTTCGAGAAATTCCGCCGCGAGCGTGTGCGCGTTGTCCGGCGGATTGAGAAAAGCGCGGGCGTAATTTTCGGGGTCGACCAGCGGCTGCATCGAGACGGGATCGCGCTTCTCGCCGAAGAGAAGATTGGTCCAATGCGCTTTCGACGTCGGATTGAGATCGACATAGGCGCGCTGCGCCAGGTTCGGCACGGATTGGGCGAGGCGCGTAAAGGCAATGAGGGCGGACGAATAGGGGATCTGCGATGCCTCGTTCAGAAAGATACTCACATATTCGAGGCCGAGAATTTTTTCGACGCGCTCCTTGTCGTCGAGGCCGCCGACCCAGATGCGCGATTTGTTCGGTAGTTCGAAATAGCCGTCCTGGCGATGCTCCTTGAGCTTTACGCGCGGAAAGCAGAGCCGCATGACATTCGGCAGCGTGTCGAGCGTGATCGAAGCGCGCGCCGCATTGGCATGAAAGCGCAGGATCGCATGACGCGAATGCGGTGCTGCGAGCGCGCGCGCGAGAATCGCTTGGACGATGAGAAAAGTTTTGCCCGATCGCGTGCCGCCGGCAAGGCAAGAATAGCGCTGGGGCGCTTCGAGCAGACGGCGCGCCTGCTCCTGCCCAGCGCTGAACCTCACCATGGACGGCCCCGAATCTCTTTTTCAAAATTCAAAGCAAAAAAGCCGCCCGTGTGGGGCGGCCTTCGCGATGCGCAACGCATGACTGTGTCGCTGTCGATGCGCGTATATGCATCGCATTTTGTCGCAAAGTCAATCGAGCGGCGGAGTGTGATTTTGCGGAATTGTACTTCGCGAAAGAGCGCAACACGTCATGGCCGGGCTTGACCCGGCCATCCAAGCACAGATGTTGGAGATGAACGCGCGCATTCAGAGCAACGTGCATGGATGCGCGGATCAAGTCCGCGCATGACGGCGTTCCGGACGGTTTCTCAAAACAGCTCGTGCTCCGCGCATTTGTGCCATTGCAGATCGGCTGCGTTTTGATTTTGATTGCCGTAGCACCAGCCCATGCCGTTCAACAGCCGCGCAACTTTCTCGCGGATATTGCAGGCTCTGATCGCGCGCGGGTCTTCGCCGCCATAGCCGCGGCACATGTCATTGAGATCGCGATAGATAGAGAGCACGTCGAGCACGCGTGTGCGCTCCACCTGCTGCGGACGATCGACCTGCTGCGCAAGCGTCGCTGCCGGCAGGGCAAAGACAATCAGGAGCGAGATAAGCGCGCGGCGCATGGTTTCCTCACCTCGATGAAGTGGGAGAGAAGGCTAGGTGAAAATGGTAAACGGAAGGCTATGGCCCGCAAGACGCAGCTCGGGCGCGGTCCACGCGCGGATATCGCTCGCGTCGACTCGCAAAGTCAATGGTGGCGGCGAAAGCGGTTTAGTGCATTTGTACTTGTTGGCTGCACGAACATTGACGCAATCCCTCCCCTTCAGGGGAAGGGTGGCCGCGAAGCGGCCGGGTGGGGTTTGACGATGACGGCCTAAACCCCATCCGTCAGCGGCACAAACGCCGCTGACACCTTCCCCTTTCAGGGGAAGGATTCGCGCAGTCAAAACACCGGCACATGGCGCTCGTTCAGCCACTCCGCCAGATAGGCAAGCGCCTTGGTGCGCTTGCGATAAAACGTATAGGGCGCCCAGTGCTTTTGGGCGCAGAGCCGGCGCAGCGAGCGATGCCGCGCCGAATAAAGCGCCCAGAGACTTGCAACAAGCGCCATGCCTGAGTCGACGCGGCGCAACTCGCGCAACCAATCGAAGGCCGCTTCCATCTGCGCGATCTCGGCAGACGTCGGCTGCAGAATCGTACGGTTCTGCGCAATTTCGCAGACGCGCTTTTCCTCTTTGTCGAGTTCCGCCCGCGCCAATTGATCGACCCATTCGACCGCATGGATCGGCCAATGGCCGCCGGGCTCGCGTGGCCCGCGTGTGCGCGGCAGGCGGTCAAGCGTCACAAAGGCCTGGACGAGCCTTGTGCCGACATGCTCCGCATCCCATTGCGGCGGAAGCTCTTCCCGTGCGGAAACGTAAGTGTCTTCGAGCGCATTGATCTTGAGCGGGTCTGCCATCGCCTCACGCTCCATCGTCGAGAATATTGTCGAGGAGATTGGGTTCGGCGGCGGCGGTCATCACCAGAAGCTTGATCAGCGTCTCGCGCGTGACGCCGCGTTTGTCGGCCGCCGCGTCGACATGCGCTGTCGCCTCAGGTGGAAGGCGCAGACACGTCGCCGTCGCGTCGCGGAAGGCGAGGCCGAAACGTTGCGCCTGGCGATGAACATTGTTTGGCGTCGAGGCGATCAGCGGATCATGCGCGATCCGCTTCGCCGCAAAGCCCTGACCGACCAAAAAGCCGAGCCTAGCGATGCGCTCGGCGGTCCAGATTGTCTTTTGTTTGGACATGCTGACCCCCCCTTTGAACGGCGATCAACATAGGTATTTCTACCTTTCTGTCAACGGTAAAAATACCCGGTGCATAATTTTCCAAAGCGGCCAGTCTGCCCGCATGGAGCTCGAAGACGTCCTGGCACGGATCGAAAGCCGCCTGAAGGTATTGGGACTTTCGGCCCATGCCGCCTCCCTCGCGGCCAAAAAGCCGGACGCCATCCGCAATCTGAAACGCGCGGTGAAAAGCGGCGATCGCCGCGGTATTACGACCGAAACGCTCGTCGCTCTCGCCCCGGTGCTGAAAACTTCGGCGGCCTGGCTGCTCGAAGGCGTCGGCGAAGCCGGCACGGGCACCGTCGCGCGGGTCGTCGGGAAGATCGGCGCCGGCGCGGAAATATTGCCGGAATATGAGCAAATTCCGCCGGAAGGCCTGTTCGAGATCACCGTGCCTTTTCCGATTCCTGAGGATTCCATCGCCTTTGAAGTCGAAGGCGACAGCATGTGGCCGCGCTACGATCAGGGCGATGTCATCATCTGTTGGAAGCAGACCGAAGATCCGGAAGCCGTGCTCGGCCGCGAGGCCGCCATCCGCACGAATGATGGCCGCCGCTTTCTCAAACGCGTCCGGCGCGGCGCCGTAGCGGGAACTTTTGACCTCGAAAGCCACAATGCCCAGCCGATTCGAGGCGTTGAAATCGCTTGGGCCGCCGCCGTCCAAGCGGTGGTGCGGGCCGGACAATGGCAGCGATTCGACCGAACGCCGGTACATCGATGA